TTATATACAAAGTCCTCCACAAGACATGGTAATGATTCTAATTTACCAGCATATCTAAAGAAACCATTTTCAGATAACCAATATGCAGAACCATCGACCTCGACACATGCGTTCTGTCCTGTAAGTCCACAGTTTGTACCAACCTGTGAAAAGGCAAATGTAAAAGGTTGACCAACAAAACGCATAGTAAACAGAGCTGTGTCAGTCCAGACAAGAATAGAATCTCTACCACGTATCGCTCCTCTGATCTGTGATCCGTCGGCCAATCTCTGTGTACCAGCTGTATTGGTTGCTGTAGGTGTATATGTATTAATATCTTCCTGATCAGAGAATCTTATAAACATATCATCCTGTGTGGATGTATCTCCGATAGTTGTCTCTGTTCCAAAAA